TCGTGACATCATAAATTTCATTATCAATTTTTATAGTACTGTCCGTGATATAACTGCTTAGATACCCTTGTTTTTTAGGAATCTCACCTATATCTTCCTTTAACGAAGTAACATCTTCCGTCATTTTTACATAATCTGCTGGAAGTGATTTTTTTACTTTCGCGCCTTCATCCTGTATTTGATTAATTCCAGAACTTATATACTTTGTTAAATCGGCTTCTAATTTACTTATAAGATCAACTTGTTCCTCATAGCTAATATATTTATCGACTTGTATTCCTTCCAGTGCTTTGAGCTTTTCGACATTAGAAGTATTGAACGCCTGTTTTGTAACGCCATCATCACCAGCTAAAACCATATTTACCGAAAAAGCTACAGTTCCGACATATGCGACAACGTCTGTGTCGACCAACCATGAGAAAATAAGCAAATCATCTTTTATGGTTAGATCGGTAACAGTGTAATAATTTGGTTTTCCTTTGGCATTAACATAATTAATTCGCGTTTTAAATTTGGACATATCAAACCCATTGTAGTATCGTGGCATCTGGAAATTGATACGGTTAACATTTTTATCTCCAACTACACCTGCTACAACTCCTCTATCCGGAACGGATACTATTCGTAAGTTACTGTCAATAATAAACTGAATCTGATCGCTGAAATAATCTTCTTCTGACATTTGACTTATAACTTCATCTAAAGTCGCCATATTATCCTCCCTGATTTATCAATTCTTTGTTTGTTGTAATCTTTTTATTTCTTCCAGAAACCCCGACAACTGATACTTTGAAATATGAACCATCGGTAACCTCGTCCGGAACCATACATGATCCATCCTTCTGAACCGCTACAGCATATGTACCATCACCATTCTCAAATACAGCCGCCATTCCAATACCAATCCATTCAGGATCTTTTACAGTGAAATGGCACTTTAAATACTGTTTTGAACCTTTAATAATTCCTGAAAAGTTATCAATCTTTCGCAGAGTTTGTCCGTTAATTTCGAAATATAATGTTCGCATACGGTGATTCTCCTTATTCAAAAGCTTCTCTATTAATCTTATAAGCGACAAAGGCGTCCATCATTGCAGCAACAGCATCGATTTTAGCTTCATATCGCTTCTTTAATAATTTACGGTTTCCATTTGTATCTTCCATAACAATACAGTTACCCATTGTGAATGTCATGAGCGCTTCATCAAACAGGAGCATTCTCTCTTCTGATAATTTCTTTAATTCCCCAAGTGGCACAGATTCTGTCTTAGAGCCCTGAATAACTTTTACAATTCCAAATGGACCATTTTCTCGTTCCCATCGCTCAACAAATTCTCTGGCATTGTACGGGTCATATCCAAAACAGCACACATCATATCCTGATTCCGATATATAATTATCCAGTTCTTCGTAAACCTGCATCATATCAAGTATATTTCCAGGCATAACGATCAGACTTCCCTCTTTCATAAACTCGTCATATTTAATTCGTAAAGCTGTCGGAAGTTTATTGAGGGTTAGTTCCGTTATGTAATTTCTGGTCTTTATACCGAAAGCACCATTAGCAAGTGGAAATAGGAATACGAAAGAACAGAAGTCATCACCCTGGGACATATCAGCGCCCAACGCACAAGGTAACTGCCAGTATTCTCTTTTTCTATGAGGAAGTGTTTCTTCATATGTGAAATAATAAGTAAATCCCTCCATTGGAATACCAAATCTTTTGGCAAGAATATCATTTCTTGCTGCCGGATTATTTTCAGCTCTTTCCACATCCAACTGATAAGTTTCATAGCTGACGGTCTTTCCTAAGTTCGGATTGGCTTTGGGCCACATATCCGGATTTCCTATTTCGTCAATGGAATCCAATTTATACCACCAGATAGATGTGTGCGGATCGTTATACTCGCCTTTCAGAATCTTCATCAATTCCATTTTGATTGTATCGCCCGATCCATTACGAACAGTACCTTCTGAACTTATAGCAACAATCAGGTAATCGTCATTCTTACCACCGCCCTGCTCTTTTGCGGCACCCTGTTCAAGAGCACCTATAACATCCTCTCGAATATCACCTGATAACCACTCATCGACAGTCGCAATCTTAACTCGCAGTCCCTGAAGCTTATCGATAGCCATAGGACGCACTTCAAGCAGCGATCCTGTGAGAAAATTCTGTATTCCTTTTTTCGTACTGGCAAGTTTTACCCTGTCAGCTTTGGAACCTGTGGTGTTTTGGAGAGAACCCTCCGTAAGAAACTTATATAATGGACCGCGCGCTCTTGTTATAGCCGTCCTGATTGGAGACATAACTTCGTCAGCCTGTGCCATCGTTGGCGCTGTGGTTACCTGATGAGTTGTCTGAGTATTCACATTTAAGAAGTAATTCTGTATACATGAAGCATACATTGATTTAGCAGCACCTCGGGCTACTATTAAATATTGTTTATGAATAAGACGCTTCTTAATTCGCCTCGTTTCATAGTGACCTCTTCCGGAATGTCCATTCTGTGAAGGAATGTAGATACTCCTATCAACAAAGTAATACCAACCGAAGATTTCTTCAGCCCATAGTTTGAATGAATCGAGTAAGTGGAGATCATCACCATCCGTAAGAGTCAATTCATTCTCACAATATTTGATAAATCCTTCCACTGCTCTATCATCGTAGTATTTCGTTGGATCAGCTATGAGCTTGTCGATTCGATTCATCTCCATTGAGATTTCTTCATTAACTGGAATTTCACCACTTATAACGGCATCTCGAAACATGCCATAATATTTTGGTACAGCTGTGTTCGATAATGCCATTTAATTGTCACCTTCTATTTCTTTTTGTTATTCGCGTAAACCTTATTATCACCTTCAAGATTGAACACTTTGTTCACTCCATCAGCAAACATTGATCTAGCTAACTGTTTGCCTACATCTGTAGCAGCCGGAGTAATTACATCATTCATAACTGTTTCAGTAAATCTCTTACCTGCGGAAATTTTCTTAGGAGTTAATGATTTCAAATTTTGTTCCAATGTAATACGATTTATTTTCTCCTGGATCTCTTCGTTGGTCATTTCACTGATACTTTTACTTTTTGGTTTTGGTTTTGGCTCCGTCTTTTTAACATCAGCAGATGTTTTTTTCTTATTCAGTTTCATCCCAGTTAATATCTGATATTCGGAATCTAACTTATCGACTCTTTTTCGACCAGCTGCGGTAAGAGATCCATCTTTATTTTGATATCTTCTTACACCCCAACGCATTCCATGAATCCCATGATGCATTAACTCGTTACTATTCATTTTGACTCACCTCTTTCTATTCAGTCTCCGCCTCTGCATTCAATCGCCACTCTAATTCAGCAATTGTTCGGTTCATGCTATCCGCCACGACAGACGTAGTAGGCGGGTCAAATAAACTTCGTACTCTCATACCCATGTATGATTTAACTGCTTCGAAATTCTTACCACTTGGAAGCAGCTCACTCCATGTGTCAGTTTTATCTCTTACCGTATATGCTGTATCACATACTCCGATCTGTTTTAGCACTAAAATCACTGAATTTATATGCATAATCAGCTGATCGTCAAATGCGGTATAATCTTCAGTCAAACCAAGGAGTTTTTTTATTGATGTTAATATGCTTTCGTCCATACTGTCTCCTTATCTACGCCATGGACACGTATCATTTAATGATCGTTCCGGCATAATATCTGGTATTAATATGCTATCATCACTGTAATGAATTGCATCGTGAGTTCTCTTTGAAGTACAAATTAAATATTCCGGATTCAACAGATACTCTGTCCGATCAAGAATATCATCTTTGGTTAGAGGATTCATATGATGTATAATTACTCTTTTATACACTTCTCTTCCCAGTACACCCAAGTCGCATCCACAATCGCGCAGGATAACTTCATCACGAATCCTTAACCACTCTTTCGATTTGTAAAATATCTGATTGAGGTATCGATTACATCCAAAAGTCTCATCACCCACTATGCCATCCAACTTTAAGTATTGAAATCTCTCTTCGAATGTTGGCAAAGTTACCAATTCGGAATATGTTTTAATACTCATCTTCTACATCACCATACCCGGCATAGTCTCTCATAACTTTGATGACGTTCTCATAGGCTGCTTTAGTATCTGCAGCATCCTCTATAGCTTTTGTCTTAGCTTTGAGAAGTTTGTTCTCTTCTTTTAATCGCTCATTCTCTAACTGTTCTTTTTCAGAACCAAGTTTTAGATAATGTACGATGACAGATGGAGATGCAGTGCCCTCACGTAATTGTCTTTCAGCACAATCAACTGCCAGCGACACTAACTGCTTGTCTCTGTTTTCTGGTGATAACGCTGGTCTGCTTTTAGGGCTAGTTGTTTTTACTTTTGGCATACTTAGTGTCACCTTCTTTCATT